GTGCAGGTTTGGATACATACACCTGACCCCACACCTAAACAAATTAAGCAGGGAAAAAGGGCGTACCACAAGCTCATTAACTGTAATCTGCGCTTGGTCGTTTCTATCGCTAAACGATACGTTCCAAGGGCAAGGCGTACGGAAATGTTTGATATTGTTCAAGAGGGCAATATCGGTCTTGCCCATGGGATTAAGAAGTTTGACCCTGAACGTGGTTATGCTCTGTCTACTTATGTTTATTGGTGGATTCGACAATCTATTTCACGGCATCTGACTTACCACGACCGCGTTATTAGGTTACCGACCCAAGCCATTGAGGTGTTGGCGAAATTAAGAGGTTGGGCTGTTGAGTTTGAGGCCAAAACCGGAAGAACACCTTCTATTGAAGAATGCGCCGAGTATTGCAAAGTAAAGCCTGCACGGCTGCAAGAGTATCTTGTTCACAGTAACGATTGCTCTAGTTTGGATAGCGGTAGCTCCTCTGATTTAGATGGAGATTCAACTGCTCTTATTGACTTGGTAACTGATGGTGACCATGGAATGGAAAACATAGATGATATGTTTAATAGCGAAGTTCTATACAGTTATTTAGACCAGTTATCAGAGATAGATCGAAGAATTGTTATGGACTTTTACGGGCTAAATGGAGCTGCCCCTAAGACCTACATGCAGATCAGCAAGGAATTAGGTATCTGTAGAGAACGGACCAGGCAGCGCTGCCACAGGGCTCTAAATAGATTAAAGTTCTTGTCCACTCAGTACGGTGTGTTCTGATGGAATGTCCTAGTTGTGGTGCGCCCCTTACACGCGGAAATAGAAAAGTCATAAATTCTGCGGTTTCCCATGACGCTGTGCGGACACGGGAGTACCGTTGCCTAGAATGCGACAGCGTCAACTATTCCGTTGAGGTGTTTGTAGACCGCGAACACGTCGAACGGGCCGAGGGTAAGTACCCCAAGTATCACATTAGGAAAGACGTGCTCATCCCGCTGCTGAAGACACTCCATGGCCTCTGTTGAACTGGTGTGGGCTACGCCAGATGCTGAAAAGCTCGTTGTGCGTATGGCGCGTGTCAGCAATCCAAGTAACGAAGATAACTGGGAAACCGGGCCAGGTCTTCTTCGTTACTTGATCAAGCACAAGCATTGGTCTCCTTTTGAGATGGTCAGTATGTGCGTCAAGATTGACACTGAGAGGGATATTGCCGCGCAGATTCTGCGGCATCGGTCGTTTTCGTTCCAAGAGTTCTCTACCCGTTACAGCAGGACTCAACAGGCAGAAATACCGTGGTTTAGGCGTCAAGACTACGAAAACAGGCAAAACAGTATTAATGACATCCACCCGTCCCACCAAGAGGATTATCAGGCGCGTGCTGGTCGCATCATTGCTGATGCTTTTCTTTTTTACGAGTCGTTACTCGAATGTGGCGTTGCCGAGGAAACTGCGCGGCGGATCCTACCAATGTGTACTCCTACCTCGATGTATATGACTGGTACGCTGCGTAGCTGGATTCATTACATCCAGTTGCGTGCGCATGTGGACACACAATTGGAGCACAGAGAAGTTGCGTTGGCGTGCCAGCGTATATTTAAGTTGAACTTCCCCGTCATTGCAGACGCGGTTTTCGCGGATGAACAGGCCCACAGTTCCGGTTGAATACACTGGCGGCGGTTTCTACCGCGTATGCACTCGCGGTGGTGGTATGTGCGTAGAAATACACGGGCTTTACCGGGCTCTAAATGTTGCTGAAGCTCTCTACTGCTCCATCCATTCCGATATGCGGGCTTCACGGGCCTCGGTCCAATAGGTTCTTTCTCTAAACCACTCCTTCCAATCGTGACCTGATTTGTGGCTGTTGCAGGAAAAACAGCAACCCACCAAGTTCCCCTTTTCTGTCAGACCCCCTTTCCACTTTGGGATGACGTGGTCAAGTGTGGCGTTTTTACCCAGTGGTTCGGCGCAATAAGCGCAGCAGTAATTCCACTCGGTCAGGATACGGTCACGGAAGCGGATCTTCGCTTTTTTCCGTGGGACGAGTTCGGTCTCGTCAATCTGGTGATCCACTACCACCTCGCGCCATGCAACATCAAGGGTCTTGACTTGCGGCTGCTTTTATGGTAGCGAGTTTAACTATTTCACAATGTAATCTTTAGCCCTGTTGTAGTACCAAATGCGGTCCTGAATACCGTTGTACCCGCCGTTCAGCCTACGGGTGCATTCGTAGATGTCGCCCCGATCACACAGTGCGGCCCAGTTATTCTCTTCGATCCAGCAGATCGCGCAGAGGAATGGGTATTTGTTCGCAACGTAATCAGTGCCCTCAAGCATAATCCGGTCGTCCTTCATTCCGTTCTGCTCCATCCACCTGGCAAACCGGGAGAAATTGTGTTTTCCGGTGAGCTGAATTACGCCGCATCCGCGATATTTGTATCCGTCACCAGGACCATTACCTAAATCGCTGCGGTTGTCATACATCCGCGTGAAGTAGGCGCGGTTGCCAATCTCGGTCATGTACTTGTAGCCCGCTGTTTCGTGACAAGTCTGCGCCACCAGCATCCTGCGCTGGTTCAAACTTGTCATTCCGGCTGCTTTGACAAGTCGATTGAGGTCATTCATAAATGCCTCATCAAACTTGTTCTCTGCCTTGCCCGTAATCAAACTGATCTGCTTGCGCGTGATCAAGTGCTCTGGAGCTTTCTCTGCTACTGGTGTGCTCCAGGTCTCGTACCAAGGCTGGTCACGGTTAAAAATATCCGGTGCGGCCTTTAGGATGGCACGTTCCAGCTCTTCAATCGCTGCGGTCTGATGCCCTTTCTGCCTGTAGTAGCGGAAAAGGTTAATCAGTCGGATCGGTGTCGAGTTCATCGGCCCAAGGTGCGCGAATGTGCAGATCGCCAAGCCTGATAGGTGGCTCGACCATCGGTGGCTGGGTTTTGTGCCAGTCTTCAATGGCACGGTCCAGGCGGGGTTTTAAGGTCGCCTCGAATTTGCGGCGCTGGATTTCACGCTGCACCTCGTCAAAGGCTGATCGAGTGCTGAAGCGCAGCATCCAACGGGTGTCCGGTGGGATCAGACCTTTTTTGAAGGCTTAAGGCTGCGGATTGCAGTGAAAATCAGCTGGATGACGCTGTTGTCTTTGAACTTGCTCATACCGATCAGCTCAGATGCTGCAGCAACCACGATCCAGAAAGCAGGGTGCGCGAGGATGTGCTCGATGTTCATGAGAAAAAGTAAGCTCTTGATTTGACTCTAGCGCTTTCTGTTTTCCAGCACTGTAAGTCTTTCGCCTTGCTCGTTAAGGCGCGAATAAATTTCTTTGCGGTCTGCACGCATGTCTTGATGCAGTTCTTCAAGTTTTCCCGCAATACTTTCAACCGCCATCGTTAGCCGAATGACGGCTTCTCTGGATTCGTTGTTGCGGCGGCTGAAGCCTGATGCAGTAAGACCAGCAACGCCAATGGAAGCACCCACGACTGCGGCGTAGATCTCAATCACGGGTGCCCCATCGACCTCACGTTTAGTCTAAACCGGCTTCGCAGGCCACTCGACTTGCCAAGGAAACCCGGCTTGATCCGGCACTTCACGAAGTTGCTGGCGATAAGTTGTCCACGCGGCCTTGTCGGCACTAGGGATTGGACTGTCGGGAAGTTGGGTCCAGTCGCATTCCGCCAAACGTAGGTTGCGCTCAGAACGCACTTCTTCTGATTTGCTAGAAAGACGTTTTGCGATTTCTTCCGAGCTTGCAGGCGTAACTTGCCAAGTCATAACCCACTGGTTGTTTTCAAACGTGGGGTTGGTTTTAACGCAATCTTGAGTCGCTGGATCGTAGCTAGGCTGCGGGCTGTCCACAACCGGAAATACGTTCCAAGAGGTAAGCTCTTCCTCAGAAGGATTGCGAGGAAAGCTGGTTTTGGGATTGTCGCGTCTCAGATCACCGATTGAGTAGGGGAAAGTCTCGACGGTCTGATTGGGAGCGAGGACGTACATAATCAGAAAAAAAGTGAAGGTTTCGCAAATTAAAGAGCAAATCTGCGGAAGGCGCGAACATAATAGGCGGTCGTCTTAAAAGC